ATGAGCTATTCAGCACAGATTCGCATCAAAACGGACTACTTGCTGCTGGGAAAACCCAGCCCGGTTAGGAAGGATGGCACCGCAGCCCTCTACCTGCAAGTCCTGATCGACGGGTCAGCCAAAAAAATACCCCTCGATATCAGCTGGCACCCGGATCTGTTCGATGAAGCCGCCTGCAAGTGCCTCCACTCCCCTGCTGCGGCACTGGCCCTGCACCGGGAAGAGTCCCAGGCCGAGGCCAACACCCTCATTTGCCAGCAAATGAAGAGTGACGCCTACCAGGTCTTTACCGACCTGCACCTGCGCCGGCAGCCCATCACGATGGAATCTTTCTTGAAGAACTTCCGCAGTGGGTTCAGCAAGGACTGCCTGGTGAAGTATTACACCGCCAAGCTCGAGGCCCGGAGAGCCAGCCACGAAATCACCGAGGAGAGCTGGAAAAGCCAACGGTCATCGCTCCGGAAGCTGATGGCCTTCAGCGCCCGGCAGCCATTCTCCACGATGGCTGAGCGGGGCTTTGCCAAGAAGTACGACACCTACCTCCAGCGCCTGGGCCACGCCGCCACCACGCGCTGGGGCTTCCATAAGGATGTAAAAACCTACTTGAACCTGGCCCGGAAGGAGGATAATATCTGGTTCCCGGATCCTTACGTCAACTTCGTCAATAGCCAGCCCGAGAAAGGCAACTGGGAGGCGCTGCTGAAGCGTGACTTGCAGCTGCTGGATGCCTACTACCACGTGCTCGAGCCAGGCACCTCACGCCGGCAGGTGCTGCGGCGCTGGCTGTTCGCGCTGGCCAGTTGCGGAATGCGCATCAGCGACCAGCAGCGCATCCAGGAGGATTGGCGCATGTTCGATGTCCTGAGCTTCATCCCCTTCAAAAACCGCAAGAAGGGCAAGAAGATCATGGTTAAGCTCAGCCGGCGCAGCCAGGAGCTATGGGATGATGCCGTGCGCGAGAAGGACTCGCCCAGCCCCTACGTCTTCACGCGCATGAGTGGGCAGAAGGCCAACGCCCACCTGCACGCCATCGAGCAGGAACTGGAGCTGTCGCAGCCCATCCACAACCACATAGCTCGGCACACATTCGCCACGCAGTACCTGGACGAAGGCGGTCGGGTCGACGTACTCCAGAAGATGATGGGCCACTCGAACGTAGGTGTGACCATGAAGTATGTGCGTACCACGCCCCAGGCGCATGAGCAGGCGGCGCAGCTCGTCGACAATATGTTCGGCCCTCGCTCTGGCCCGCCTGACGAAGAGCAGCCCCGGCGCGTTAGGCCGGCCAAATGGTAAAAGAAAAACCCGGCTCATCACCGGGTTTTTTTGTGAGTATAGAATATCCTTTACTTCGATTTCAGCGCGCATTCGTTCAAAAACTCAGTCACTGCTCTCCAGTCGTCAATCTCTGCGGCATCCAGCTCAGGGCGAGTTTTCAGGAACTCAAAAAAGACCTTCGCTGTAGTCTGCTGCACATGACCGATATCCTCCGATAACCGCAGGAATCTATCAAATGCGAGCAGCAGTTCAGTTGAAAGCCGAGTCGGGCCCAGGGCCTCGAACTTGAATGTGGGGGTTTGCTCAGGTGGCGATAGTAGGGCAGTCATAGGGATACAGTAAAATGGGAGGTGATGCCCTTACTCGGGCCGTGACTGAACGACGAACGGGAACGATTTGAGATGCGCACTTTACTCACAGACTGACTCTAAAACGAAAAAGGTCAGCATATGATACTAACCTTTTTCGTGTATTGCTAAAAATATTCGCAATCGTGTCAATAACGATATGTGAATGAGCGAGATATAGTTTTCGTGTTTATGGGCACTCGCCCAGTAAAATACTTACTGCGCACGATGGCCCACTGCCTTGTTGGAGGGTAAACTACCCCAAGACGAACGGCCTTTTCCTGGCGGAAAATCTCACCTTTTATAAGCGGTACCATTTCGCTGAAGGGGAAATCAGGCTGTGGGCCACGCAGCCATGCTTGATCCGGAGCACTCAGGGTCAGATGCTCAGCAATTCGCGCCTGAATGCCCAGTGAGGCCCAATTCATGAACTCATGCTCGAAAACCGGATCGTAGCGTACGACGTGTACAGGCTGAACAGGCCGAACAGGCGGATAGCTCACGTCAACATGACAATAGGCGCGGTGGGCGCTGGCCAGCAGGGCAGCCGAGCTGATGGCAAGGACAAAGAGGGTTTTCATGCGCGTGGCGTTTGAGTGAGAAATGAGATAAAGGACTCAAAGCTCACCCGGGTCGCCACCGAGAAAAAGGACAGAAAATTAGGATTCGCTAGTCCATACTTTTTGGGTACTTTTCTTCGAAATCTTAACGACCCATTATGAAGAGAGAAAATCTAGCGAAGGCATTAGCCGACATCGTTCACCACCAGAAAAACGTCCAGCATGCCAAAGACACCCTGGCCCACTTTGACAAGAGTGAAGGAACCCCAAGATCTGATCCTGATGGCTTCCTAATGGAGGGTGAAATTGAGAGAATTAAAGTTTATGAAACCCACTTAAATGCGCTAGAAGTCAGTGTAAAGGGAGCAGAAGAAAGACTACAGAATGCGATAAATACTTTACTAAGCCAGCTGCCTAAAACAGTTCAAGACGCTTTAAAAGAGCGAGGCCAAGTGATTACAGCAGGTTGGGTGGATGAGGGTGTTCAGACGAAAAGATATGGCCCCACGGCTATGTACTATAAAAAAGGAGAGCTCATTATAGAGCCATACACTGAGTACTTTGCTTTTAAAGACCGCATAAAGAATATGCGGCTAGAAGGAGACATATAGAAAAAGGCCCTGTGTGAACAGGGCCTTTTTTATTCAGTTTTTACATACTTGGCCACTGTGCTGGGTGAGAGTTCCAGTGTTTTCCCAATAGCTCGATCAGAAGCGCCAGTAGCCTTTAAGCGCTTCACCTGCTCCACGAGGGCGATATCGACTGTGGGGCGACCATGGTTCTTGCCCTTCTCGCGGGCCTTAGCAATTCCCGCCTTCGTTCGTTCGCCTAGGCGCACCCGCTCCTGCTTGGCAATAGCCGCGAGGATACCAATAATGGCGTCCTTAAAAATGCCCGTGCTATCCAAGTACTGTTCGGTGTAGGAAAGGAACTGGACGCCGGCGGCCGAGAGCTTCTGCAAGTAGTTCAGTGTCTCGACGACACCTTCCCGGCTGAAACGGTCGAGGGCCCAGAACACCACCACGTCGAAGCGCCGCTGGTGGGCATCCTGAAACAGACGCTTGAACTCTACTCGGTCAGCTTTCCCTCCCGACTCCTGGTCGCAGTACTCCTTGTAAACCGTGTACCCCTTCCGCTCAGCAAAGGCCCGCAGCTCGCGCAGTTGATTTTCATTGTCCTGGCCTTTATCGCGGGTACTAACGCGGGCATAGATGGCTGCTTTCATGATTGTAGGGGAAACTTATCTATCAAATTCTTATAGACGAAATACTCTTCGCTATAATCTCCTTCATGGGTTGCCCAGATATCGTTGATAAATGTTGGAAAAGACCACCGGGAGGGTGCTCCCGGAACATACGCAACCCTTGGTATTCTAAAAAACATGATATGCTGAGCAGTACTAAGGGATTGATAAAATGTAAATGAGTTCTGGCGAAGTGGCTTTTTGTGTAATGTTTTTAAATAATACATATATCTGTTTATAGCCTCTCCATATGCCACGGCTTGGTTATAAGTTGGAAAGTGACCTTGGTGTGTAACAATATTCCTGAAGTATATAGGGTCATTGTCCTTAACATATAATCTCAGACCATGCTCTTTCAGGTATTTGTTGTCGAAAAACAGTGGCAGCTTTCCAAAAATGCCATAATAGAGCATCCAGAATGCTCCTAGTTGACGCTCAGACTGTTTTTCAAGCCTTTTCCATATTTCTTGAAAATCCTCATCCTTATAATTATTTCCAGAATAGAGCATGAGTGCCACCATGTAGTACTCGTAAAATCTCTCTAGGGAAGCAGAGAAGTTAAATACCGCTTCACGGTAATACCCTTCAGATATTGCTTGCAATCCAGCCTCAAAGAGAATGTCATACTTGGGGTTAGTTATATATATCTTACTCTCGTGCCCACTTGAGCATGTGAATTCATATAGAGCAGACTCTTGCATCTCTACCCCTACCTTCTGAATCTTTCCATCCACGGGAGCGCAATGGAAGCACTCGATATATAGCTTCATCAATTCACCTTTTGCGTTTCACTCAAACGAGCGTAATTATTCAGTGACTCCAATTCCGAAGAACATAAAATACTGCATCACTAGGGTTAACACTAGCCAGCAGGCGTATTGCATCAGCATCAGCGCGTCGGCCACGACGCCGACGCGGGTGGTGCGGTCCAGGCGCCGCGTGTGCCACACGTATGAGCCGACAATGCTTAGCAGCACCCACGCCCAGCTTAGCCGGCTAATGACTACTAATACTGAGTAATAGACATGGTACGGGTTGCGCACCGGCAGGCCCAGCCGCCCAGCCAAGTAGTCCCTGTAGAATTCAAAATCACTAGCAAAAAATAGGATGAGCAATCCGCAGACGGTGACTAACCCGATAAGCAGCGACCGAAGCACTGGCATAAGCTGAAACATTCTGTGAACACATTTACTACCGGCACCCGGCCCAGCCAACAGCCAGCCTGGCTTAGAACATCATCGGCTCATGATTTGGATCGGGTGGCTCCGGCATAAAATACCAGATGTAGAGTGCCAGCAGTAGCAGCAGGGCGTAGAGCAGCCACATCAGGATTTCGGATACGGTGCCCGCCACCGTCTTGCGATCTAGGTGCCGCGTGTGCCACACGTACGAGCCGACAATGCTGAGTGCCACCCACGCCAAAGCTATCTGGTGGAGGACCACTTCACCGTTGTAATCCAGATTCTTTGGTAGGCCAAGTAACCCACCCACATGGCGGCTATAAAATCCGACCCCGGCGACCCAGTATAGACTCACGGTTACCACGATGGTAACGACCCCTATGAGCAACGAGCGGATGAGCGGTCCGAATAAGAATGAAGGCATGCAAATGGTATTATCAATTTAAGTAATCCTTTGAATAAAAAATCTCCTCCTTGGCTGATCGCTCCGAACGCCGCTGGTAGTTCACAAAAACGGAGGGATAGTCAAATGATGGTTTAAACAAGATACAGCTTTTCATATAAGCCCTGAGAAGAAGCGCACAGTCGAACACTGTTTAGCCCAGTGAATACTGTCCGGAATCCGTCCAGAAAACGAGCGTTTCTTGGACACTTTGAGCACCCCACAAAACAGCCCCGAAAACGCGGTTTTTCGGGGCTGTTTTTTACACCGTTTTTTGGACACTCTTTTTAGCTGACCGACGACTCCTGCCGTACCTTCTTCACATCGTCGACACCATCGGTCACTTCGCGCAGATCCTGCACCACCTTCAGCTTGCTCTGCCACTGCTCCACGCCGGCCAGCCGACCATTGAGCTCCTGCATCACCTCGACCAGCTGGCCGAGCACGGCCGCCGACTCGCTGGTGGTACCGATGCCTCCAGCTGGTACCTGGCTTCCTCCGTCCGTGGTAGCGCCGCCATCAGCGTAGCCCCGGAGCCGGCGCTGCTCCAGCCAGCCCTCGACCTGCATTACCTGCGGATCCTCCCGGAGCCACTTGGGAATGACGTACTCTTCCTCATGCACTACGCCGGCCACCGCGAAACCGGTGTCGTCGACCATCTTGCCTGAGTTGTTAACTCGAATACCCGACATCTCCAGCAGGGAGCCCCAAGGAGACACAGCTAAACTGCCAGCACTCATCCCACCGCCGGTGGCGCCCCCACTGGCGAACTTCTGGTTTTGCACCTGGTTGATGGCAATGGCCGTGCGGCCGGCAGCAATACCCGTCTGCACTGCTGCCAGCACGGCACCAGCACCAGGGAACAGTGCATTGATCGTGGCATTGGCATTATAGTTCTTCCAGATGCCCTGCACTTCCTGAACGCCATCCAGCACAATCTTGGCGCTGGTGAATGCCTTGATCATGTCGGCATTCTTCTTCCGGGCTTGCTCATCCTGGCCCAGGTAGCTGATCGTGGTAGCCAGCACCTCGCCGGCCACCTGCAGTCCCAACTGCGCGAACTGCCGCTTGGCTTCCTCCCGCTTTTTGGTATCGGCCACTACTTCCTTGTTGTGGTCTTTCTCCAGCTTCAGCAACTCCCGGAAGGTTTTGCGGTAGGTCTCGGATTCCTTACCGAAATACATCTCCTCCAGCGCCAGCTTGGCCTCCAGCGAGGCGTGCCGCTGATCGTAGAGTGCTTGATCCCGCTGGGCCTCGGTCAACAGCATGTCCTCAAACTTCGCCTGGATTTCAGCTTCCCGGATAACTTCGGCGGCGTCCTCATCAGCCAGGCGCCGCTCCAGTTCATCCTTCTTCCGCTTCGCATCCTCCTCGGCACCCTTCTCCCACAAATCCTGCAACAGCCGGTCGCGACCAGCTACGATTTCCGCCACCTGGGCTGTGTAATCCAGCTCATTTCCGGTGAGGGCCCGCACCTTGCGGTCGGCATCGAGCATAATCTTGGCCCGCTCCCGCTCGGTTTTGTCGCTCATGGCTAGTATCCGGGCGTCCTCGATCTGCTCCTCCTGCTTTACCCACAGCTTGGCAGCATCGATACGGGCCTGGGCCGCCTTTGCCAGTGCCGCCTGACGCTTCCGTTCCAACGCTTCTCGCTTCCGCTCTGCAGCTGCCGCTTCCTTTTCCAATTTTGCGGCTGCCGCCTCGGCCATGCTGTTGTCCTCCTCGCCAGTGCTGGCCGCTGCGCCCCCACCCTCGCTCGATGCGCTGGACGCTGCCGACCTGGTGCGTGTGATGCGCCGGCCCTTGCCATCCTCATAGCCCTGCATAAAGGCCTCGCCGGCCCGCAGGCCGTTATCGAGGGCCGCATCCTTCATGGAGCTGAGCATGCTGATCATGCCCTTTTTAATCTTCTCCGGATCCAGCGTAAAAACGCCGGTGAGGAAGTCGCCCAGCCCACCCAGGTATTGGATGGCCGCGTCCTTCAGCCCCTTGAAAATGCTGATAAAGTACGCCGACAGCCCCCCGAGGGCGCCGCGGAGCACCTCACTCTTATTATAGATGGTGATGAACCCATCGGCCAGCGCACTACAAATGCTCACCAGGGTGCGGATGGGAAACAGCAGCAAGGTAAACACCACGCGCAGTGCTTCAGCCGCCATGCCGGCAGTATCCGTCTTCTCATCCACCAGGCCGAGGCCGCGGGCAATGTCGACCAGCTCGTCGACTAATTTGCCCGACTCCGTCCAGAGCGAAACGAAGATGTCACGCACCGGCTGCGACTTTTCCCACACCCGGCCCAGCCACTCCACCGTGCGGTTCAGGCCATCCGTCACGAACTCGCCGATGGTTTCCTTGGTATCAGCCATCTGCATGCTCAGCGTACCCATGGCCCCGGCGGCCTCGCGGGCCTTGGTGGCCGAGCCCCCGAACTCCTTGTTTAGCTCCGCGAGGATGATGCGCTGCGCGCCAGCCGTGTCGCCGGTGGCCACGAGTCGCTCAATCATCGTTTTCTGCTCGGCCGAGAACGAGACGCCCACCCGGCTCAGGGCCGTGATGCCCTTGATCGGGTCGTTCAACGCCTTGCCGAGCTGAATGCTGGCGCCCTTCATGTCGGCCGGGCCGTCGCCGCCCATCTTGGTGGCCAGATCCTGGATAGCCGGCAAGGCTTCCTGAAATACGCCATCCTTGATGTTGGTGAAGGTCAGCAGCAGCGAGGCCGCGGCCTTGGTGTCGTCGTCGTCGATGAGCGTCACGTCCATCCGGGCGCTGGCCAGGTCCTCGATCTGCTTCTTCGTGACGCCGGCAGCTTGTCCCGTCGACTCCAGTGTCGCTTCGAGCTGGGCGCCGGCCTGCGCGGCGCCGGCGAAGTCGTCCTTGGCTTCCTTCAGAAAGTTGAAGGCCGTGCCTGCCAGCTCCAGTAGCCCACCGCCGGTGAGAAAGCCCAGGGCATTGCTCATGGCGTTTTTGAAAAACCCGCCCGTTGCAGCCGTTTCGCCCATCTCCCGCTTCACGGCATCAATGCGTTGTTGCAGCAACTGGTAGTCGCGCAGCATCCGCTCACGCGCTGGATCATCAGCTGATAGTTCGTGCAGCTGCCGCTCCAGCAAGCCGGCCGACGCCTTCATTTCGCTGAATGAGGCGGTGACCTTCTTGCCGTTCAGGATAACCTGCTCGTTTGCCTTGTTCAGCCGCTCGGTTTCTTCGCGCACCTCCTCCGCCGACTTGACGTAGGTGCGCATTTCCGTAGCCGTTTCCCGGATCCGGTCACGCAGCCGGGCATGGTCGTTGATCAACTGGGCGCGGCGAGGGTCGTCAGTGGCCATCTTTGCCAACTGATTGTTCATGATGGCCGCAGCGGCCCCCATTTCCTTCAGCGTGGCGTTTGCCTGCTGCCCTTTGAGAATTATCTCAACTTCTCTGGTTTCTTTTTCGGTAGCCATTGGGCTTCACTTATAAGTTAATTTCCACGTTGCCGGCCGGCACCGCATCAAGGGCAGCCGAGAGCACCACCCGGCCCTTTAGGTCACTCATCAGCTCAGAAAGCCGATGCATCTGGTAGGCTACTTCCTTCGAATACCACCGGCGTGCCTTGCGCTGGTAGCGTTTGAGCTGGCCTCGGCCGTTGCGAATCCGGTCATAGCCGTCGTCGCGCTTGGTGATACCGGCGCCCATGCCCCGCCCCACGCCCATGTCGATGAACTTGCCATACAGGGCGTAGCTCAGGCGCAGCTTCAGCTCATCGCCGCCGGCGGCCCCGATAACCTGGGTTTTGAAGGAGGAGAGCAGCGCGCCGGTGTTGATGATTTTTAGCTGCCGGATGTTGGCCTGGAACTGCTCGACCGTGATGGCCAGCCAGCTGGTGGCGAGTTGCAACTCGCTCTGGGTGTTTAGCTCATTCATACAGCAGAAGCAGGTAGCTGCCGATAAGTGAATGCGGCCGTTTCCAGCCGCCGACGTGGGTGCAACTCCAGCGAGACCTTTTCCCACAGGCATAGCTGGCCAGCGACCAGTTCCTTGCGTGTTGGCTCCAGCGTGCGCAGGTCGGCTATGTAGAACTCTACCTTCCTATCCAGGCGCGGGGCCGAGTCCAGGAAGGCCAACCAGGCCTGATAGCGTTGCGCGTAGAGCGTGTTATTCCAGTGCAGGCCCAGGGTGCCGACCGGAGTGCCTTCCCAGTTAACCGTACCACTGCTGGCCAGCGGGTACAAGCTCCCGTCACTGGCGGGCTGCAGCCCGTAGTCACTGAGCAGGCGCAGGCCGCAGCGCGACTCGTCGCCCAACCCCAGCGCCGGGGAGCCGCCTTTGGCCTGCACCGCCGGCGTGAGCACCCGGCGGGCCGTGTCGAGCGTGTCCAGGCCTTCCTCCATCAGCAACGTGCCGGCCTTCGGGCTCAGCGCCTGCTGGCCGGCGCCCACGACGAGCTGGGCCCAGCTTGTGTCGCGGGTTTTTGTTAGCTCATCGTCTTGCTCCAACTCCATCTGAAGCGTAAAGCCGCCTCGCTCTGCTGGCCGGCTGCGTGCTGGCCCTGCCCGACGTACCAGGTAGCGCGCATCGGCCAGCACATCGGCCAGTCGGTGCACGCGCACCACCCGGCGCATCGAATCAAACGTGTAGCCCAGCGCCAGGTAGCTCTGAATACTTACCAGCAACTCGCCGATGGTCATGTTGGGTACATGACGCTGTAGCAGGAAGGACTCCGCTGCACTTACCAGCCCGCCCACGTCGACATCAGCAGCCCGATCAGAATACACGACCAGAGCGCCGGCTTCAGCCGCATCCAGCCACTCGCCTTCCAGCGCATATCCTACCGTGGCCAGCACCCGGCGCAGCAGCGGTACCAGGCGCGGGAAAGGCACAATGCAGTAAGTGTTTTGGCCCGCGTTGGTCAGGTACTGCCCGCCGTGGAAGTAGTTGAGCCAGCCCCCGAAGGCCGAGTTAACATCAGCGTAGAAACGCGGATTGCGTACCATGGGCAAGGCGTAGTCGGCCGCATCATACGTCAGAGCCAGTGGAATTTCGCCCAGATCCAGCTCCGCCAGCTTCTTGCCCTTCACGCGGGCTTGCAGGTCGCCGGCATCAAAGACAACCTTCACCTGCGCTTCCTGCTTTTGCTCGTCGAATTCCTCAAACACCATCGTGCCCACCTTCCACAGCAGCCCACCAACGTAGCATTGGATGGGCTCAGTGGCTAGTCCCAGGCCTGCTAGCAGGCGCATGAGTGGGTGATTGAGCTTCACCCGGTTGCCTGGCGTGAGTGGCAAGGTGAACGGGTACGTTGTGGTGCCCGGCACGCTGTCGGACTGAAAAAGCGGGTTGTTGATTTCTACGCTGATGGATCCGTCGCCCAGATCCAGCCAGCCATTTTCGTGCAGTAGTCCTATCATGGCAGTTGGGGGCTATAATCATCGCTCACCCGGGTCGGCAGCACGCCCACGGCTGTCACCGGCAGCAGCGGGGTAAACTGCCGCTGGCGTGGCAGGTAGAACTCCAGTTCCAGGACGCCGCGGGCCTTACCGTCGACCAGCAGCTGCACGGTCTTGGGCTTGCACACGACTGGCATCCATCGGCCACCATGCAGGAACAGGATCCGGCGCGAGAGCAGCATCTCCTGCAAGTGCAGGCGGTCGGCCGCCGGCAGCAGACCTGTATCGAATTTTAGCATCGGGCGCAGTTCCCGGTCGAGCACGGCCACGTCGCCCTGCAGCGGGTCGTAGTCCGCTGCTAGGCCCAGCTGCGCCTCCTCGCCCGAAACCTCCACCTCGTACTGCAACTCCCCAGTGATGGCCAGCGTGTTCATGCCGCCCAGCGAGTTCTGGTAGAGCATGTACCGGCGCGGGTGCTCCGGGGGCCGGCGGTCAACCAGATAGTCGCGGAACTCAGTCAGCGTTACGGGATCATCGCCATCGGGCTCCGTGCTCAGCCACACCGTCCACTTGGTGAGCCGGCGCGTGGCCTCGTCCTGCAAGCCAAGTGCCTGCGCCCCCACCGGCACGCAGTACACCTCGTGGCGCTTCCAGTCGGTAGCCGTGAAGACGGTGCGCTCCTCGAAGTGGCCGTCATCGAAGTGCACAAGCACGCGCAGCTGCACATTATCGAGCTCACGCGGTACCAGGGCATAAAGAAACTCGGGCTGTTCGAGCGTGACCAGGCGCGGGTTGGGTTGCCATGTCAGGAAGGGCGCCAGCGCGCCGACCTGGTAGGAGTTAAACCAGGTGCGCGTGCGGGCCTCGTAAAAGTCGAGCCCGCCCAGCAGCACCGTGTGCTCCTGCAGCGTGGTGATGTCGCCAGTGGCCGGCGAATCACCATATCGCTCAGCATACTGCAAGTAAAACCGGCGAAACAGGGCACTGGCCCGCTCGAAGGCCGCGAGGCCCACGGCCGGCACGTGCGCGCTCAGGTAGGGATCGAGCAGCTCCTGCACCTGAAACGTGGTGCGGCCCTGGGCGGCTGGCTGCTCCAGCTCCCCGCCCACCAGGGCAAACTCCCCCGCTTCATCTTGCAGCCACACCTGGCAGATGAAGGACAAGTTGGGCTTGATGGCTGGGTTGGCCCGGTACACGTCGCCGGCATCGAGCGGCAGGGTGATGGGGTTGCGCGAGAAAAAAAGCTGGCTGACCTGCACGCGCACCTCAATGGTCGTTTCGCAGCCCAGCGCGTCCGTAATTTTCACGCTGTAGAGGCCCGCGGCCAAGCCCGAGCGGCTGGCCAGCGTCGAGCCATCGGGCCAGAGGTAGGTATAAGGGCCGACGCCGCCCGTGGCCGTGAGCGTCACGTCGGTGCCAGTGGCGGCAATGAGCACCTGCACCCTCGTGTTCTGGCCCAGTGTCACGCGCATCCGCGTCTCGCCGGTGAAGTTGGTGGTCAGCGCGCCCCACTCGGTGTTTTCGAAGATGATGCCGGCCGCATCGTTGTCCTGTACCAGCAGCTCGTACTCGCCAGCAGGCAAGTTGGTGCGCTCCAGCTGCGTGATGCCATCGTTCCAAATGGGGGCATAAGGAGGCACCCCGCCGGTGATGGTAGGGTGCAACGAGCCCGTCACGCCCCCGAAGCACAAGCACTTGACCTGCTCGATGGTGATGGTCGGCGGGTCGATGTTGGTGATGGTGTAGCTGGAAAATTTCCAGGCATCACTCCAGTACGTGGTGTGGAACGTGGCGGCCGAGAAGTTCAGATCGGCCCCATGGCGCGTGTTTTTGATGCGCACGTAACTCTGACACCGCTCGGCAGAGTTGCCCCCGGCCTGGTTGTAGCTGGTTTGCACCTCTCCCACCAAGCCGGCGTACCCCAGCTGCGTATGCACCGCCAGCAGCGCGTCCTTCAGGCTGTTGGCAGTGGCTTGGAGGCGGGCAAGCCAGTCGCTGACAGTAGGAAAGTCTTTTCCGGGGCTGACCAGGAAGTTGTAGCCGTCGGCCGTGGGGCCGGCCTGCGCAGCATCGGACACCGGGCGCAGGCGCACGACCAGCCCCCTGATAGTCAGCTCCCAATAGTCCTGCGAGTTATAGGGCGCGCCAGTGATGAAGGTTTCGGCCGTGTAGGCCAGGCGTAATTCTGCGAAACGGGCCATTTAGTTGAAGGCTGAGGGGTTGTAGGTAAAGCCAGCATTAGCCGGCGCTGTCCACTCGATGTCGAAGCGCACTCCATACCAGGTGCCATCGGCCAGGGGGCCGACCACGTCGGAGCTGATGTCGCTCACTTGCCAGCGGATCTTGCCCTGGTCTTCGTACTGCTTCAGCACGGCGGCAATGATTTCCTCCCCGGTTTGCTCGGTCTCGTCGATGATGGATTCCACCCCATCGGCGTCCTGCGCGCTGCTGGCCTGCTGCAAAATGTAGAAGGCGCCATGCCGGCGGCGCGTGCGGTTGTCCCCGCCATTGTCGCCGTAGAGCGTTTGGCAGGATTCGAGCACCATCACTTGCTCCCCAGCGCCAGGCCGCAGGCGCGTGCCCAGCAGGTTGCTCATCTCGTGCAAGTCCATCACCCGCTGGTAGGGGTCGATGCTGATAATCACGCGGGCAAAACGGGGCGTTTGCGACGCATGACGGATTTTCTTGTGACTGCCCGCAAGGCCGCGGAACAGGGCTACATACTCAGAGTGGCGCATGGCTACTTGATTGATTTGCGTTTTTCATAATCCTCAGCCGCGTCATGCAGCTCCGCCATGAGCAGGCGCAGGGGCTGGCCGGACGTCTGCTGTACCGTGCCGAACGCGCCACCGGAGAGCTTGCGCAGCACCCGGCCCCAGTCCGGTGCCTGCCGTTTCTGCTCCTTGGCATCTTCTTCACCGGCATCGAACACGGCCGGGAACTCCGCCTGGAGCTGTGCACGGCAGCCGCGGTACCAGGCCAGGATGGCGGCCTTCTCAGGCCGGCTGATCCGGCGCAGTATCGAGGCCCGGTGGGGCAGCAAGTGCTCGTTGAATGGCTCCCGCACGTCGCCTCCGTACGTGTGATGGAGCGTGCGCACGCCCCGCAGGCGCGGCCGATAGAGCACTGCCAGGAACTTGTCCAGGTACTGCGCATCCTGGTGCTGGTGATAGAGCACGAAGAAGGTGTCGGCGAAAATGAACTCGCCGAAGGTCAGGTTGCGGAAGTGGCTGCGCGGGCCATGGTAATCTGGCAGCAGCCAGTGCGGCCGCACGGTGGGCAGCAGCTGCTCGGTCAGATGGTGCTCCTCCGAAAACAGAAAGTCAGTAAGGGGCAGCAGCTGGCTGAGCACCACTTCGCCCTGGACCGCCAGCCGAGGCAGGGCGAATCCACTGAGCAGGCTGAGCAGGCGCAGGCGCTGGCCGGGCCGCTTCGCCACCAGCTCAGGCAGCACCCGAAGCAGTTGCCGGCGCGTGAGTTCATTCCACGTCGAGGGCACCTGGTGCTTGTCGCGGCCGAGTTGTAGGGTTTCCATGCCCCGAAATTGCCAGCGGCTGCCTCGGGTAAAAAGGACACAAAAAAGCCCCAACGCAGGTTGCGCCGGGGCTGCTTTCCCGCAGTTGCGGGGTGGTTATACTGGGGTAAGAAAGCCGCCCGCTTTGAGGTCGGCAATGAAGTTAGCAACGGAGTCGGTGCGAACAACTGACCCGTTCTGCATCTTGGCGCGGGCCGCTAAGCCTTCCATGAAGTCCTCGATGCTGACGCTAGGTATCCACTGCTGCGCGTCCTCGCGCAGGGCCTGGACTAAGCCTAAATCGGAGGCGGCCGTTATCGGGCCGCCTCCGAGTATGTTGAAGGTTGGCATGTTAGCGGGTTTGTAGGGCCGTGGCGCGGCGGGTGAAGTAGGTGGCAATGTCTCGCTGGTTAAAGGTAGTAAATTCTGCTACGGGCAGGTTTGGGGTAACCAAGCGGGCCTTGGAGTAGTCAACCAAGTTGGCCAGGAATTTTACCCAAAAGCTGATTTTTTCGAAGTTGGTGGTACCGCTGTGCTGGCGAAATTCAATAGTGCCCTGGCGGGTGAAGCTCTGCAGGTTCACCTTGTGGTAGCGGTCGTTGCCGTTGGCGGCTACGCTTAGCTCCTGGGTGGTCGTGGCCGCTAGTATCTGGCGCTCGGCCTCCAGCATCGTGCGGCTACGCTGAAGGCTGCGGCAGTAGCGGTTGGCCGAGCCGCGGCGGTTGGAGGGCATTACCCGGTCGATGCTGCTTTCCAGTACCAGGTAGTTGCGAACCAGCTGGCGCATGGCCTCGATGTTCAAGTCCTGGGCGCCCAGGTGTACATGCAGGCCGCAGGAGGCGTTTACCTGCGCGCCGCAGTGGTTGAGGGCGCGGCAGGCGCGGGCCAAGTCCTCCAGCCCTTCGTAGCCGCGCAGTACAGGGCTTACTAGTTCAAAGGCGTGGGCGCCGCTTACGCTGGCGTCCGATACGATTTTCCAGTAGTTGCGGGTGGTGTGGTTGTAGCCTTCGCCGTAGGCTTCGAGGCCTTGGGCGCGTAGCTCAGCCAACAGGGCCTCGCGGGTTACGCCGTAGGCTTCGATTTCTACGCCGAAGGTGCGGGTGAAGGCGCCGGGTGTGAAGGGGGCCAAGGCGGCTACCGTAGCGGTGCGGGTGGGCGTAGCCAAGGCGCGGGTTGCGCCGGCGGCTACCCAGGCGGCGTAGACGTTCTGGGCGAAGCCGTAGCCTACTCCCATCATCGTGGCTACTTCGCGGCGGCTCAGGCCGAGGCCGAAGAGCTGCTGCATTTTCCAGGTTTTGGTAGTTCCGGTCGAGGCGATGATTTGGGCGGCGGTCATTATCGTAAGGCGTTAGTTACGTGCGTTTTAGTATGACAAACAACGCATCGTTTATCGCCTGGATCAAGTTAAAAGACTTGTTTTTGAGTGCGTTAGCGAAGATTCCATGCACCGTTAACTTATCAACTGGCACGGTGCAATTGAGCAAGAAAAAGCCCCGGCTGGTGGGCCGGGGCTTTGCAATAGGGAGTAGAAAAACAGGTTACAATTCGGGGTCGACGGCCCGCAGCCGTTGCTCCAGCGCAGCAATTACCTCCACCAGCTGGTATTCGAACTTGCTGAGCGGGGTCAAAGGATAGAGATTATAAGCCGCGAGTATCTCGGTCACCTCCACATCATCGACGAAAATCGGCTCAACGAGTGGCTGACGAGGAGGCTGCGCTTCTTCTTCGGCGCTGGAGGATTGCTCATCCTCTTCCTCGTCGGGTTTCTGGCCGAAGCCAATCGGGGGCTTCGGCTTCTTGTCTTTCTGGTTCTTTGCCATCGTTAAGCAGCTGCATGAAGTGTGTAGGTGCTCAAATTCGACAGCCCGTTGACCAGTAAAAAGTACAAGGATTCCTCGCCACCAGTGGGTTGCGAAGTCTGGGTCTGCTCAGCGTAGGCCTGCTCAACGGCCCGCAGCACGTCGGCTGGTGAGTGGCACATGAGCATCACCCGGAGTTCGACCAGGGTGTGAGGGGTAATCATGAGCGAGGTGGCCATGCTGGCCAGGAGCTCTTCTCGCTCGATTACGGGCGCAGTGTGAAGCTGCGCGAAAGGGATGGAGTTGGATTGTTTTAGCATGGTACTCGGGCAATAAAAAACACGGCGTCGGCCGAAGAGAGGTGCTAAAACAATCCAGTGGATTTTTTTTGGGGCCTTCGCAGGTACCCCCCTCTCTCCGGCCTTAGCCGTGATGTCAGAAATGTCAGGAAATGAAAACGCCACTCGAAAAACCCCGACTAGGTTTAGAGTGGCAGTCTCCCACTGGGTTGTTTTAGCGTTTCAAAGGAACGGCCCGCCTGCATAGGATGCAAGCGGGCCGTTCACTTTTTTTTGGCGCAGCACAGCTTGGAGCTGCACCCTCGATCAAAAGGGACGGGGGCCTTACAGCTTCCCGCTCCGTCTGTGCTGGCGAACAAAGATATAGTGCAACTGCTAGAAACCAGCCCGAGGGTCGGTATTCATTGCTTTTCGAAGAGAGGCTTCCGTGCTACGGATATTCTGCTCTATTGAGGCCAGGTAGCGGGCCTTTACACGGTCAACAGCAACGGACTCCACAGCCGTGCTGGCCGCAATTGACTCACCGTTTATTTCGAAGCTGGTAGCCTTAAGCCTATACTTTCCGTCCTTAACATCTATCACGAATGTATAAGCGACGTTCTCAAACTTCCCCACATCAGACTGCCTTACATAAGGCAGAATACCCTTCCCAATCACTGTCCCCGATTCCGCATCAGCAAGCTCCAGCACGGCCTTGCTGGACACATAATTAAGAGCAGCCCAGCGGCGGGCACGGTCATAGAGAGCCTGCTTCGTGGCTCCAGTCACAGGCACAACTGCAGTTAATGTATAGAGCCCATCCTCCTTTTGCCACGTTGGCGCGTCCTGGGCCTGAGCTGCGGCGCCGATGCAAAGCAGCAGCGCAATAAATAGCGTCTTGAGCATGATAATAGCTAAAGTGAAACGGCACACTAGATAAGCAAAAAGGCCCCCAAACGGGGGCCTTTAGACACTACTGTCCGGGAATCAGGACAACTATTTTACCAGCAGCCAAGCCCACGTCGCGAGGTAAACTACGCCGCCGGCAACGGCCAGCGCCAGGCGCGCCGGGCCGGGCAAGTCTACCACGGCCGTCGTCGTTTTGCTCTGGTAGCCGAAGCGGTACTCCTGCCAGGCATAATGGAAGGAAAGCGAGTCGACCACATGCAGCGCCACCGGGTTGGTGGTGCGCAGGGCCCTGGCCCACTTCAGCCACAAGCGGCAGAAATTATACACCTCGTCGTGTACCAGCGGGAAGCACAGCGCAGCGGCTACCAACTCGCCGGCCAGCGGCACGAGCAGCATCTGCTGCTCGCTGATCAGGAAGCCATACGTCGCGCTGGCCAGCGCCAAGAAGAACACGACAACGCGCTGGTAGGTGTAGTCCTTGTGCTCGTTCCGAATGAAGCACTCGGCCCGGTTGCCGTCGTAAATCATGGCCTCGATGTCGCCGGCCAGCGCCGCATAGAGCAGCAGCAGGATCGTAATCACCGGCGGGCCTCCCGGTTTTCCTGGCTGAAGTACGTGCCCAGCACGTTCACGGCCTGCACGGCAAGGCTGATGCCGAACACGTACTTGCCATTCTCGGTGTAGCCCAGCAGCAGACCCACGCCGCTCACGACGATGACTGCGCTCAGGGCGAAGAAGAGGAACTGGTCGCGGCGGCTGCCTATCAGCTGCTGGCGGAAGGTTTGTTTTTGTCTGGGCATGATGATAAAAATGAAAGTGAGGAAAATGGCTGGTTAGCTGGACTTGCGTCGGCGCAGGTAGAAGAAGCCGAGCACCAGGAACACCACGACTATCACCACGCCGCCAATGGCAAGCTGCTGGCCCGTGATGCCGTTGTTGGTGGACTGATTGGGCTTCTGGCCTTCCTTGTGCTTGGCTTTCTTGCCGGCTTGGTTGCGGTGGTCGGACTGATCCTTGGCCCGGGTTTTCACCTTGCTCTGATCCTTCTCCTTGGTTTTAACCTTAGAGTTGTCCACGATTTTAGTCTTCACCTGCACGCGCTCAGGCACGGCGCCGACGTTGCCCAGCGCCCGGGTCTGCGCGGCTAACCAGGCCTGTTGCTGCGGGGCGGTGGCGCCAGCTGGTGCTGGTACCAGGTACGCTGGCAGCGCGGCCACCCGCTCCAGCGAGTCGAGGTTAACCGGGCGGGGCGCGGTGGTGGTGACTTCCTTGCCGGCCACGCAGCCGGCGAACAGGAGCAGGAAGGCATACTGCATCCAGGATTTGGGGGCGGGGAGCTTACGCATTGCGGTATTCGATGAATTGGCCGCCAGCACGCACGGCCTGGATGATTTCCTTGTACAGCTTCACATACTGGCGGCGCGAGTTGAGCACGCCCATCTGGCCATACACTTGGCCGTGCTTTTCGCCCACGACATAGCAGCCATCGGTGTCGTCGTCGGTGTTGCCCCAGTGCAGCAGGATCAGGCGCTTTTCCAGCGGGCCCTTCACCCAAATCAGGTCGTGCGGCTTGTAATGCACCTTGGTGGCGGAAGGGAGCTGCAAGTATTCCTCGCGGCTGATCAGGTTCACGCCATCCTTCGTCCAGAAGTACTTGCTGAAGTTGGGGCTCGGGCGTAGGCCCAGCGGATAGATGCCCAGGGGCACGCAGGTCTCGCCGTAGACTTCCTTGCCAGGGGCTCGGGCTTCGTCCTCGACGCCGGCGCAGTAGTCCTTATCGCGCACGAAGAGGCGCGACAGCGTCCAGTCGGCCGCGCTGGGCGCCCGACGAACGGAAAGCAGGTTGCTCATAAAACTTAGGAAATGGTGGCAGGGGTTGGCTCGGGCGCCGGCGCAGGCGGCTCGGCATCAGCGGCGGCGGCTTCGGTGGCGGTGGCCTTCAGCTCACGCATGCCTGCGTCCGGATCCTCAGCGAAGAGGGCCAGTCGTTTGAGCAGGGCCTTGGGAATAAGTGTTGGCTCGATGGCGGCCAGGTTCTCCAATAGGCTCAGGGCTTCGCGGGCCATCATCACCGAGTAGACGAAGGTGTCGAACCACTTGAAAATCACGTTCTGCTCACCATGCACCGTGAAGTGCGTCATGATGTGGGAGAGCACCAGCATGGCCAGGTAGATAATGACCTTCAGGAAAATCCGGGAGAAGGCCCGGCTGCTCACGTTGCGCTGGCGCCAGCTGCGGAGCAGGCCGGTGCCGGTGTCGACCATGATCAGCGTGAAGAGGAAGCCCAGGAACTGCCAGTCGTCGAACAGGTACTGCCGGACGAGCAGGGCCAGCGGCGATAAGGCCAGGCCCGTCAGGAAAGCATCCAGCGTGCGCGCACTCGTCAGCAGGATAACAGCGGGGTGAAAGAAGGCGCGCATTAGAAGAACTTGAAAATGCGGGTGGTAGAGGAATTGACGGGCACCACCGGCGTGTCGGGGGCCGTGTAGCGGGACGAGGCGAAATAGGTCGGGAAGCTCGTGGTCGAGGCCTGGCGGTTGAGGTAGTCCTCCAGCCGACGCAGGTAACGATGTCCATCGTCCAGGGCGCCGCGGGTCTTAAGCAGCATCAGTTGGTCGAGCGAGGCGTCGGCCTCCTTCGCGTTGCTGTCATCGATGCGGGCCACCTTCAGCTCGATGCCGTCCGGGGCGATGCGCAGGCCCAGTTCGGGCACAGCCTTGGCGAAGCTCAGGTTGGCTAGGGCCGGGTGGACGTAGCTGCGCAGCAGGTTTTCGTTTTCCGAGGTGAGCGTGCGCGTCCGGATCTGCTCCCGGAGTTCCGAAAGGAAGGCGGGGCTCAGCACGGCCGAGAGCTCGAAGTCTTCCAGCCGCCGGCGCACGGGCGCCAAGGCCTCGTACACCACCCGGGACGAGCTGATGTCGACGTGCTCCTGAAATTCAGCGGTGCAGGTAAACAGGCCGCGGCGGTGCAGCTCACTGGCCGGGCTTGCCAGCCAGGGGGCCAGCTCCGGGGCCTCGCGGTTGTCTTCCAGCCACTGCACCAGCACGTCCAGGTCGCTGTTGCCCCGCCAAATGAGGGCCTTTTGCAGTGCCTTCACCTGCCACGGAAAGGCGGTTTTCTGCGTCTCAGTAGCAACGAAGTGGATGCCGGTGCTGTCTACAGTCACCTGGTGTTCTTCCACTGAGCCGGCCGTCGCCAAGCGAGCAAGTGGCGCCTGCACCAAGGCCAGCAGCTCCGAGGCCAGAGATTCCTGGTCGCCGGTGGTGTTGTACTGGTCTACCAGCCACTGGTAAAGCTCCTTGCCCAGCAGCCGGCGAATGACCAACTGCTCGACTTGAATTAGCTGCAACTGGATGGCATCCGGAATGGGCTGCGTGGAGTTGATGTTAACCTTGACGTAGCAATTCAGCTCGTCGACTGTTTTCAGGAGTGCCATTTTTTACGCAGTAGGAGCCTCAGCGGGCTGTTGAGCGGGCGGGGCGACTTCGCTGGATTGGTCCAGCGTACCCACCTGCATGTTGAGAAAGCGGAATTCGATGTCCTCGCCCCAGCCGTTGTAGTCGCGCACCAGGTAGAGTGGCTCCAGAATCAGGTGCTGGAGGAAGTAGTGCGTAGCCACGAACACGTTAAAGGCCACGCGCTTGTCGGAGCCCGAGCCGGCGCCCATGCCCTTGCCAGGCGAAATACCAGGCAGCGTGGGGTCCACCTGCAGGGCGGTGTAGTGGTGGGAGCTGGCCTCCTGCGAGTCCTCTACCAGCAGGCCGCTTTTGATTTTGTCATCGATGGCCGTGACTTTGAACACCGAAATCATGCTGCCCGGGTTGGCCGGGTCGGGCATGGTCACCGTCATGATGGACTTTCCGGCGCCGCTGGTGCCGGCCATGGTCGCTTCGAAGGCAGCCAGCTCCTCGCTGATAATTTGCTTCCGGTCGCCCTCCTTCTTCTGGTCCCAGTCCGGGTATTTCCAGCTCCAGTAGCGGATATCGGCCTCGATCAGGTACTTAATCGTGAGCTGGTTGGCCAGCAGGTTTTTCTTGAACTCGGGAATGGCCAGGGCTACGTCGAGCCAGCCGGACTTGCGCAGGCTGTTCCAGGCCACCAGCTGGTAGAGCGACTGGCCGGGGCTGGGCACCGATAAGGGATAGATGTACTTGAAGCCATCCGTGCGGGCCCGCAGCGCTTCCACCGGGTCGGTGTAGGGGTCCAGCACCGGCACCGAGGTGGTGTAGGCGTCGCCGGGCTTGGCCCCTTCCGCCCACATGGCGCTGATGTGCATCTTCTCCGGGCCCTTGCCGGGTTTCGGTACCGAGTAGCGGCAGTACACCGCATCCTGGGTGTTGACGCTGGTAATCCTGCTTCGGTCACGCGAGAGAATAACCTCAGCAAAGCCGTTGGCCCAGTACACCAGGTTCTGCAGGCCCTCGAAACCGTAACGCGGGATGTTGCTTTTGCGGAAGAAGGTCTCGATTTCGGGCACACGTACCCGCTCAAATACCTCCTGCCCGTTCTTATCGTAGCCCGTAACCCGCCCATAGACGATGCCCTGCCCGTAAATGGCCCGCTGTTTCCAGTCCAGCACCGGCGCGATGATGGTGGACTTGCTGATTTCCTTCAGCACGTTCTGCGGAAACAGGTTGTCGTCGCCCCAGGGCGCCACGTCCTGCGCGCTATACTTCGTGGTGGGCGTCGTGGATGCCACGCCGTCCTGCTGGCCGGGCTTGCCGCCACCGGCCCCGGTGCTGGCACCCATGGCCCCGTTCAGGCGGTAGAAGTTGCCCGAGCCGGGCGAGTAGGCCAGGTTACCAGCCGAGGTAAATACAATCTGTGACATTAGATTATGACTTTTCGCCCCTGCACCTCCACGAGCAGGTAGATGTGAATTTTCACCAGCTGGCCGGTGGCGGTATCCTCCAGATTGCGTGTCGCGTGGCGGTAATGGGCTGGTGGCCGGCGCTGAGGCGGCGTGCCTGCTTCGCTGGAAGGCACCGGCACGAGCTTCGCCCGCGCTGGCTTTTTGCTGGCCAGGCGCACGGCCGGGAGGGTGCGGAACTCGCCGCCGGTTTTGCGGCGTCGGTCGTAGGTGACGAAGCGCACCGGCACCGGCACCGGCGAACCTTCAAGCAGTTCCAGCGCCTCGCGTAGTCGGATTGGAGCGGGTGTTTCCATGCCCCGAAATACCTGCTTAGCCGAGGCAGAAAAAAGGACACAAAACGCCCGCCAAAGCCCCAAAAACCCACAAAATCCCAATCTCACAGCCTAATGCGTTTGCGTCGCGTGGCGGGCGTTTTTGGGCTGTTCTGGCGTTTTATAGTCTCACTAGTCTAGCGTTGTGCCCCGGCTTGCTCTGTCGCGTTTTGGCAGTTGCCGAGGGCTGCCTCGGGGATATCTGCTGGGCGCACCACGTTTCCGCGTTTCCCACTTTCCACGTTTCCATCATCGGCAAACAAAAAGCCCCGACCGTGAGGGTCGGGGCTTCGCACTGGGCGACATCGATGTCGGGCAGTTACAAGACGATCAGGCTACTGAAGTCCACAGTGCCTCCTACTACCTCCGTGCCGATGCTGAGCATGTGCAGGTCGACGTTGTCGGTGAAGTGGGTGGCATGGTGCGCTGGGAAGTTGGGGTTCTTCTCGCTGGCCTTAACCTTCATGATGCGCCCCTTGCGGTCCTGGCTCACGGGCGCGAAAAGCATAGCCTGCACCACATCCTTGCAGTTGGTCTTATTGAAGCGCAGGCGTAGGCGCTTCGGATCCTTCTCCCCTAGTAGCTCCTGGCCCAGCAGATAGCGCATAGGGTGCCCAGGCATACGACCCAACCCATAACGCCGGATACGCCAGCCCTTAGCCTGGAATGCGCGCATGAGCTGCTCATTGAGGGTAAACTCACTGTCTGGCCGACGCGCATCGCCATACTCCTCATCAGCTAAGAACTCGATCTGCTTATTCAGATGGAGCTCATAGTAGGCGCAGAACTGATCCACTAGGTCACGAATAAAGCCTGGATGCTTTACATAGAGTCCCTTCAGGAAGCGGTACTCGCCCTTATCCAGGTGAGGCTGCCCTACCACCATGGTGGTAATGGTAGCCCCCCAGTCCACCGATACGCGCAGGGGCTGATTGGTGCGGCAGTCGCTATCCATCAGGCTATTCTGCTTACCTAGCTTCTTCAGGTTGAAGCCCAGACCCTGCACGTAATCATCGTCATCCGCATCAACTACATGGCGGGCCTGATTGAGCTGCGGATAGAAGCCCCCCTCGACCGTGGTGGGCCGCCGGTTCATAATCTCGATCATGAACGTGAAGTCGGTCATGAATCGGCGCTGGTCGACCAGGTACTGGAGGCCCAGGTTCTTGATGTTATCGAAGGCGTTGGCCTCCGAGTAGAACGTGCCCTTGGTAGCCGCTGAGGGGAAATAGCGGATATCCTTCAGCAGCTTCACCACCTCCGTCGACCAGATATGCAGGCGCTCCTCGTCGCTTTGGGCGTCGATGAAGCGCACCTGGGCATCAATCAGCTCATTCTGCCGTTTTACCAGGTCAATGCCCTCATTTTCGTAGTACTGCGACTTATCCAGCAGCCAGCGGCCATTATCGCCCCAGGGCATCGACGAAAACAGGAAAACGCCGTGGTGCTTCGGGTTTTTGCCGAAATACTGCCCATTTCCCCGGTTGGTGGCTGATAAGTCAGCATCGAGCTTCTGCTTATCGAAAAGCAGGGCCTCGTCGCCAAGAAAGCCATCCACGTTCAGACCACGCGAGGCCGAACCACCGGCATCGAGCGAAACCAGGTGGAAACCGGTGCCATTCTTGAAAATGATGAAGTGGTCATAGCTCAACGGCCCCTGCAGCGGCCGATCCCAGCGCAGGGCCGGTGGTGGGCGCCGGCCGACGTAGAAGTCCCGATCCAGCTTGTAGCCCAGCGCCTCCAGCCCGGCAATGGTCGAGGGCAAGGTGCGCGTGAGCACCTGCTTGTAGGTCGAGCCCACAATCACCCAGCAGCTGCGGGGCATGGTCTGCACGATTTCGTGCATATCCCAGGCAATGATGGTCGACTTGCCTGCACCACGCCCCCAGAGGCTGACGCCCTCCTTCTTGCCCTTGGCCGTGATGTAACGCAGCTGCGGCTGGTTAAACTGCAGTTTTACCTTGTCGACGATAACCACTAGCTGGCCCCTCCTTCCTTCCGCTCCTGAAGCATCACTTGCATCTCCTCAGCACCGAAGTATTGCTGCTGCACGGCTTCCTGGATCAATTCGAAGTCCGCATCCTGAATATCCTGCGCGTTGCTCAGGTCGAAGGTCTTGGTTTTGCCGCCGGCCAGCGTCAGGTTAATGACGTAGCTGGTGCTGCCACCACCGGCAGCCACCTCATCCTGGCCCGAGTCGGCCCGGAGCAGGCCGGCCACGTTGGCTTCGAACTTCATAGCAGCCAAGGCCGCCCGCATATCCGGGGGCCGCTGCGTGAGGGCCAATTGCAGAATCTTACGGGCAAACTCCAGCAGGATGGCCTTGCGGCCCTCCTTGCGCACCTTCTTCAGGTCGCCCATCAGGTTCTGCGCATCGGCCAGGCGCCGGTAGCACGTCGCGCGACTGAGCCCGCCAAACTGCTTGCTGAGCAGTGGCCACGCCTGGTCGAAGGTATGGTAGTTGCTCAGCAGCGCGTAGGCGGACTCAATCTGCTGGTTAATGAGCTGGTCGGCCGGCGAGAGGCGGTTCAATGCCCCCTTGTCGCCATTCGCTTCGGCAATGCTGGCCGCGTAAATACGCTCCACGGCCGTGGACTTGTGAAGCTCCAGCTGGTCGGCCGCCGGCTGCAGGTCTTTAGGCAGCGTCGGCGTTGACATACTCGTCTAGTTGGGCATCGGTGAGCTCCTCCCCGTTGCGGGTGATAGTAAAGCGACGCTGGTTGTCGCGCATAAACTTGATGTAGCGACGCACATGCACGTCGACGTAGCGCGGATCCAGCTCGATGCTGTGGCAGCTGCGCTGCAACTTCTCGCAGGCAATGAGCAGCGACCCGGAGCCGCCGAAGAAGTCGCCCACGATATCATCCTCCCGGGTGGAGCACTCCAGCAAGTACTCCAGTATCTCCAGCGGCTTCATGGTCGGGTGCTCGGCATTGCGGGAAGGCCGGTCGAAGTTGAGCACCGTCGTCTGCTTGCGGTCGGAGTACCAGGGGTGCGCGGCGCCCTCCTTCCAACCATACAGAATGGGCTCATGCTGCCAGTGGAAGTCCTGCCGGCCCATCACGAACGACTGCTTTACCCACACCAGGCACTGGCTCAGCTTCAGGCCAGCATCGATAAAGGCCCGGCGGAAGTTGGCCCCCTCCGAGTCAGCGTGGAACACATACAGGGGCGCACCGGGCGCCATAAATGCGTAAGCGTTGCTGTAGAAGTCGTAGAGGAACTGGTAGAACGAGGCATCATCCATGTCGTCGTTCTCAATCTTCAGCGCATCCTTCGTTTTGCCCTCATACTTGACGTTGTAGGGTGGGTCGGTAATCGTGGCTTGCAGCAACTTGCCGCGCAGCAGCCGCTCCACCACATCCGCTTCCGTCGACGAGCCACACACCAAGCGGTGCTCCAAGCCTCGGCCAATGCTCTCGAAGGTGTACTCATCACCCAGCACCGATATCGGTACCGCCGGCGGCGCCGGATCAAACTCCTCCTCCTCGGCCGGCGGCAAGGTGATGGCCGTCAGGTCAGCCAGCTGGGCCAGCGCCGATGCATCCAGGATGCCATCCAAGTTCAGGTGGCTGAAGTTATCGAGCAGGCTCTGGTAGTCCCACTGGCCAGCACCGACGTTGCTGGTGATGTTGTACTCATCCAGCTCCTCTTTCGTGAGCTGACGATTGGGCACGCGCACGTCGATGAGTTCGTCACCGCGGCCGATATCCACGAGCACGGCCAGGCGCTGGTGGCCAGCCAGCACGACGTTATCGAGGTTGATGGCCGGAATCTCGGCCAAGTTGAACTTCAGGATGCTCCGGGTGAGGCGCTCCCGGCCTTCTTCGGTCAGGGTGCGCGGGTTGTAGCTCAGCGGCACCAGGTCACGCACACGGCGCTGCTGGGTGCTCCACTGCAGGGGAATCAGTTCTTCACTCACGACTAAGAATTTTTAAGGTTGATTTCGAGGGTTTGGATGTCGGCCTCCACTTGGGCCAGTTGGTCAGCCTTCTGTGGCTGCTTCCGGAGCTTGCTGCGCTGGCTGCGCAGGTTGTCGAGGCGCTGGCGCATCTCGCCCGCGTCGGTCAGCTCACCGGCCGGCACTTTGCCCGGCAGGCGGCCATGCTCCAGCACGTGCGCTTCCGCCTCGAGCAGCTGCGTCACCTGGTCGGTAAGGGCCACGATGCGGGCCACCATGGTGTAGCGGTCTTTGCGCGCCAACCGAGGGGCCGTGAGCTGCGCATGGAGGCGGCTTCGCTCATCGCGGGCTACGCGCAACTCGTCACGCACCTTCGCCAGCGCCGGCGAGGCAGAATGGTCGACAGCAGGCGTTGCGGCTTTGGGCGCCGGATCCGGGGCCACAACGGGCGCAGGCACCAATGCGCGGGTAACCGGGCCAACGGCGGCCGACGTGGGCTCTGTGGCCACGATTTGGCGCAACTCGCGCACGAGTACTTGCCGGCTGTAGCTCGTCTCGCCCAAGGTGAAGAGGTGCTTGTACGCCTGGCTGGTACCAGCCGCAGCATACAGGGCCACACCATCGGCAAAATCCTGCGCAGAAGACAGCCAGGAGACGATTTTCGAGAGTTCCATGCTTCGAAATTGCCAGGTACTGCCTCGGGGAAAAAGGACGAAAAAAGCCCCGACCACTGGCCGGGGCTTTCCTCTTGTCGTGTTGCTTATGCCTGGGGCTTCTTCCTGCTGGGCCGCTTTTTCTTCAGCACCAGGTAGGTGAATCGGCTGTCCTGCACCAACTCATCGGCCTGCTCCAGCGTGAGCTGGGTCAGGTCGATGTTGCGGCCCAGGCGCTGCGAGATGACGAGCGTAGGGACGATGGTGCAGCTGTACTTCTCCGCTACCTCGGGCCGCAGTTGGTTTGGGGTCGTAGCCATTGCTTAGACAGCCGGCTTCATCGTGATGTCGCCCTGGTACAGGAACAGGCCGGTGGCATACGCCTCGCCTTTCACCGTAAACCCACGACGACCAGAATCTAGCTTAGCCGAGCTGTAGTCAGCCGACAACTCGCAGGGCAGGCCTTCGGTGCCCACCTGCAGGTAGCCACCATCCGGATCCGGCACCAGCATGATCAGGCCGATGTTCTTCACCTTGTTGGCGAATTCCAGAGCCTCAGCCTTGTTGCCTGGGTGGAAGCCTTCGAAGTTAATCTTCAGGCCGCGGCCATCACGCTCCCCTACCACAGCGGCTTTCAGCTCGTTCGAGGCCAAGGTGATGTACACCTTCACAAAGCCTTTGCCAGCAGCAAAAACGTGGTCGGCCACGATGACGGCAGTAGAGCCAGCAGCGCCAGCCACTTTGGGGGCCTTGGCAATGGTGGTGAAGTCCTCCTCGGCCGCAATAAGCACGTAGCCAAGCAAGCCAGGCGTGTTATCGGCCCCATTCGGGCCTTTCAAATCAAACAGATCCATCTGCGTTAAATTTAGAATGTTACTGGATCGGGTTTCGGTCAGGGACTGGGGCTACTCGGCAGCCGGCTTCTCCGCCTTCTGCACCAGCACCAGCAAGCCGCTCTCGGCCTCGATGAGGGCTTTCACCACCTCGGGCTTGCCGGCCAGCTCCTCGGCCTTCACCAGCTTGCCATCGAAGGTGAACTGATTGGCCAGCACGCTGTACTGCTTGCGGTTGTGGGTCACCACAGGCCGCTTGGTCTCAGCCGAGGCCTCAGCGGCCTGCAGCTGCTCAGCCTGCTCCTCGATGATTTGTTTGTTGGCGGCCAGCTCGGCCTCCAGTTGAGCGATGCGCGCCTCGGGCGTGAGGGTGGCGGTTTGGGTATTTTCTGCCATGACGGGGCTAAATTTTGCTTCTTGAAAACGGCTTAACTCTTTCTCTTCCATAACCAAGGGCCTCCCCGCTCACGCAGGGAGGCCGTTCGTCGATTAGGTGGTCGACACGTCCTGGTCGTTGGTGAACACCGCCTCCAGGAGTGGGAAGCCCACACCCTTGTAGAAGTCGGTGAAGATGGCCACCTGCCGCTTGGCGCTTTCGATGCGCACGGTGCGGGTGTTGGCCGTCTTCTTGGTCAGGCGCTTGCGGTTGGCCGCCGGCGTGGCCCAGATCTTGGCCGAGCTGCCCATGGAGGGCAGGCCCACCACCGAGTGGTTGGTAAACTCGATCGGAATGCGCACCAGCTCGGAGCCGTTGCCGGCGATGATCGGCTTAGCACCCGTGAAGTTGTTGTCGCTGCCGTACTTCTTCTGGCGACCCTTGGCGTAGCGCCGGGCCAGGGTGGTGTTCATGCACACCTCCATAGCAATGCCCTGATAGCGTACCGAGAAGCCCTCCACGAAGGCCTCCACGTAGTCGCAGAACTGCACGCTGTCGGTGGGGATGGCGCCGAGCACCAGCGGGGTGATTTTACCGGCGGCAATGGCGCGGTTGATGATGATGCGAATACCGTCCATGCCGGTACCGGCGGCACCAGGCGTGCCGCCGGTGGGGGCCACGAACTTGCCGAAGTAGATTTCATTCAGCTCGTAGTCCTCATCCATCTGGTTGAAGACGTGCTGCTCTACCAGGTAGCGCACGAAGGGCCACTGGGCGCGGTCCAGGTTGTTGTCGGCCAGGAAGCCGAGCCACGAGGCCTCCAGCTGGTCGGGCGTCTCTTCCAGGTCGACCTTGAAGGGCGTCTGGGTAAGCAGAATCGGCGTGGCCGTGGTGGTGCCCAGGGGCGTCCAGCCTTTCTGGAAGGGCTGCAGAATGCGGCTCAGCTGCGTCTGCGCCATCTGGTACGACGTGTCGTCGGTGGGCAGCAGGCCGAACAGCGCCTCCGTCTGCGAGGAGATGTAGGGGCGGCTGATCAGGCGCGCCAGGTTCTGGCCCCCATCGCGGTAATAGTTGCCGTATTCGGTCAGGATGTCGGCGATTTGGATTGACATGAGTGTGTAGGCAAAAAGTGAAAGAAGGGGCCATAACGGCCGGATTTACGTGGGTTTAGGGGGCCTTAGCCGAAGATGGGGTGGCCGGCTAGCGCTTGGTTGTGGGGCAGCGAGTCGATGGCTTTCTGGTGCTCGTCAGCGGCAGCCTCGTCCACGTCACTCTTGCCATTTTCCTTGCCAGGGTTGGTGTGCTCCGCACCCGGTTTGCCACCGAGTTCCGTCACTTTGGCGTTGGCTGCGGTAAGGTCTTTCTGCAGCTGCGCCGACGTGGCTTCAGCCGTTTCCCGAGCCTTCTGCTCATTGGCAAGGGCCGTTTCAGCGGCGTCCACGCGGCCAGCCTTCTGCTCCAGCTCGTTGAAAGCGGCGCTGGTGATGAGGGCGGCGCCCGTCACGCCAGCTTCTTGCAACTCGGAATTAGCTGCCTCAGCCTCTTCGGCCGAAACAGTTTCCTTCCCGACGAGGGCCATCATGGCTACCCCGAATACAGCGGCAGTAGCGGGTCTTTGAAAAAGTTTCATAGGATATGTGGGGTGAAAAATGAAGTCAGGGTTAGGCAGCACGTTTTACTTGCACCAGGCGCACGCACTCGCCCAGGGCCTCTTCGAAGGTGCCGATGCCGTCAATCAGGCCGATTTCCCCGGCCCAGGTAGCGTAGCCGGTTTTGCCGGCCGAAGCGCCGGACTTTTCGAAGGCTTTGAGGTCGAGGCGGCCAGCGCGGTTGGCCTTAACGGCGCCCAGGAAGCCGGCAGCAATGGCCGTCAGGTTGGCCTGAACAGGTTTGTAGTCGCCCTTTTTGGCCGCGGCGAAGTCGGCATTCTTCTGCGTGCTCTGCTCGGCGTACACCTCGTGAAACACCACGCCCATCTTCTCGAAGTAGGGCTGCAGGTCGGGCCAGCTGGCCATCACGCCGATGGAGCCGATGGTGCAGGTCTCGTGCGTGACGAGGATGGTGTCGGCTGCGGAGCCAATCCAGTAGGCGGCTGAGCACATCAGCCCATCCTCACAGAGGGCCACGACGGGTTTGCCGGCAGCCTGACAGGCCTTCACGCCGTCGACGACACTCTGAGTGCCGAACACTTGCCCACCAGGGGAGTCGACGCGCATCAGCACCGAATGGATGTCAGTATCCTTGGCGGCCCGCTGCAGGTCGCTGGCCAGCGTCATCAGCCCGCGGGGGCCACACTCCTGGTCGGCTTTCATCAGTGGGCCCGTCACGCCCATCACGCGCACATTCACCACATCGGGCTGGCCACCCGGGGTGGCGCTGGCCGTCGTCGGACGGGCTCCATAGGCGACGATGCCGCCGGCCAGTGAGGTGACGACGAAGTCTTGGGGTGCTGCTGCAGCGCGCAGTTCAGCGAAGTTTTCTCCCGAGGGCTGCGCGGTGCCACGCAGCAGGCCGGCCAGCAAAGGCATGTAGGACTGCGCGTGCTCCAGGGAGATCAGCCAGGGGGAAGCAAAAAGCCGGGAGGCGAATGCAAGCATCGTTTCAGGGTTGAAGTGATGCAAAACTGTCTGCCTTAGCCCCCGCGAAAAAGGACAAGAAAAAGCCCCATCCTGGACCAGGATGGGGCTGTATAATCAGAGTGCGGTTCGCTTACTCGTATAGCTCAATGGTTTCCACGTACCCGTTCGGGCTGGCGGCCGTGATGTAATACTCCAGCGTCTTTTCTTCCCCATTACTGGTAGGGTCATAGTAGTCCAGTATGAGGAAGGCGCTGTTGTTATTACTGGGACGGGCCAGCTGGGCTACGACGAAGCCATCCGGGTTGGATGCCGTTTTGATGCGGGCCTCGTAAGTGCCCTCAGTCACGCCCACCAGGTGCGGGAAACGGATGCCCTTCGTGGTGAACTTGATGGTTGCTTTCCTGCCCACGGCGCTGGTATAACGGTAGCGCAGGTCGCCAACGGCCGTCCAGTAGTTGCCCTCGTACACAATACGCGGGTCGTAGTAGCGTACTACTTCCAGCGCCTGCTGGGCCCCTGACCAGTTGGCGTTGTTGCTCGTCCACTCGCTGGGCGCTGCGCCGTTCTTATCCTTGAAGCGCACGCAGAACTGCCCGGCCAGCATCTTGTAGGGCGTGGTGATGTTGAGCGTGCCACCCGTCCAATCCTCCACCACGTAGCCGTAGTTCAGGCTAACCTGCACATCGGCCACGGTATAGCCAGCGGGCAGGTTCGTGATAGTCAGGGTGCGGTTAGCGGCATCCTGGGTAACGATAGGCTTGGCCGGCATAGGCCGCACGACGTTGGCCAGCGCCACCACAGCTTCCCCAATCCGCATACCTGCCGCCGTTTTGCCCGCATCCGAGTAGTGGATCTGGTCAGCTGCGAAATACTGTACACGGTCGGCATCAGCTGCTCCAACCTCGGTGGGATACAGGTCCAGCATCCGGGCTGCCCCCATAGCCTGCCAGTTGTCCAGTACATGCGTGCGGAAAGCGAAGTAGGTCGGGTTGGTTGGGTTGGTCGAGTACTGTTTCAGGCCCGGGATGCCAAGTACGACCAGATAGCCTTTCTTATTCGCCTGCCCAATGAAATCGGTGAGGTTGGCCACCAGCTGGTCTTTGGTCAGGCCCGGCAGGTCATTGGTGCCGAACTGGATGTAGATGATGTTGCGCGACACCGTGGGGTCGTAGCTCTGCTCCAGGATGTTGCGCCACCACTTCTTCGTGCCAGCTGTGGTGTTGCCAGCATAAGAGAGCACCCGCACAGCCGAGTACGTCGAGGCGCTGACGCCCTGCAGGTAGGTGCTCAGGGGCAAGCCGTCGTAGCTGGCCAGCGAGTCGCCATACCTGATGGTGTTCACTTTGCCCACACTGGCGGGCGTGACCGGCTGGACCGGCGCGTTCAGGTCGGTATAGACGCCTTCTGCGCTGATACCGAAGATTCGGCCGCGCGTTTTGAACGCGCGGCCGAGTACAGCAACGGAAATTGCGTTAGCCATTATTCCCAGATTGTGATAGAGTTGCTGGAAATCGACGCAATGGAGCCGGAAGGGCCACCGGATTTGTACACCTCGAACGTTTTTACCGAGGTTGTATTCGGGTGAACTTCAAACAACACCTGCCCTTGGACGGTGGAGGTAACCACTGCTGCAATTACCCCATCGACTACGAAGGTGTACTGGGCTCCTACATAGTTAGGATCCTGAGTGAACCGGATGCCTTTTTTGAAAGAAACCACAGCCTTGGCGTACTGGCCATTGTTCGGGCTAATGGCCGTCGTGTACCAGAAGTTGCCCGAGCCTTTGGGCCAGGCGGTGCCGGGGAACGTGATCAGCGGCGAGTTGTAGGCCAGGGTCGTAGGCGTACCGTTTTCCGAGGCTACAACTGGCACCCCGTATTTGCGGAAGTCCCAGCGCAAGATACCGTTGTGGCGCACAAAGCTCAGGACGACTTCATAGCCCGTAGCCAAGCCATTAATATCCCAGTCCACCGGCTTATTGCCTGGCACGGTGATGGTATAGCCGCCGGCTCCGGCAATGGTGACCACCAACCAGCCTATTTCGCCATCGTTGACGTTCTGCACATCGAGCGTCGTGTTGGAGTTAATCGTCCAGGAAGCCCGCCAGCCTTGCGAACGGTCCCAGACCGTCGTAGCGGCATGAGACAGCACGAGGCCGGTCGCACTTACCTCCGAAGGCTCGACGTACGTCGCTGCGGCAGTGAGCTTGGCGGCCTGCTGCGAGAGGTTGTTGCAATAGGCCGTTAGGCCTGGGTCGTTAATGGCTTTCGGCACATGGGTGAAAGCGGGAATAGCGGGAGCTGCCATGATGAAAAGGATTAGAAGATGTCGCGGAAATACTCGGTGAACAGGTCGCTGGTGTTGGTTGTGGCCGGCTTGGTGCGGGCGTCGGTCGTTGCATATTCGCTATCCTGATAGCCGGCGGCCTGCGACTTCACCCGGTAGTAATAGCGCGTGTCGGCTGTCAGCCCGGCGTCTATGATGGTCGTTTCGGGGCCGGTGTAGGCTACCACAAACCCGGAGAAGTTGCTGTTGATGCTACGCTCCAGCACGTAGGTAACGCCTGACTCGGGCGCATTCAGGGGCAGCAGCCAGCTCATCTGGTTTTCTGTGCTGCTGATGCCCTGGCCGAAGAAGTCACTGGTCGCATCCAGCTTTGGCGTGCTGGTTGGGCGGGTAATGATAGCGGAGGCCGTGCCGCTGCCCACGGCGTTCTTAGCCGTTACCGTAAACTCGTACACCTTGCTGGGTGTGAGTCCGGTCACAGCGACGCTGGTATTGGTGTTTACCCCATCGGCAAACAATGCCCAGGTCGCATCTCCCTGCAGGCGGTAGCGCACCTCATAGTCGGTGATGGGTGAGCCCCCATCTGCCGGCGGTGACCAAACCAGATCCATGGTGGTGGTCGTGGGCGTGGCAATAATGCCACTAACCTGCCCAGGCACCGTGTTGGCGCCCGTAACGGTGAAACTCACCGAGGCGCTCAGCTCCGAGGCCAGGCCCTCATTGTCGGTGGCTATGGCCGTGAGCTGGCGCGTGCCCGTCACAGAAGGGGTAATCACCACCGAGAAGTTCGGGCCGTTGCTGGCCACGCCGCGGCTCACACCATCCAGGAAGAATTCCACGGTGGCCACCGTGCCATCGGGGTCGGTAGCAGTTGCGGAGAGCGTGATGCTGTTGCCCGCGGCCACGCTAGGGGCCGAAGTACTGAGCGCGGTTACCGAGGGCGCCAGGTTGGCGGCCGTCACCGTCACCTGCTGGCTGGCCGAGAGCGTGGCGTTGCCGGAGTTATCCGTGGCCCGGGCCTGCACGGCGAAAGTGCCGACTTCGGTGGGCGCCCATTCGACGATGTATGGGGCATTTACATCCGTACCTACGCTGGCGCCATTCACCAGCAGCTCCGTCGCATTTACCAAGCCATCGGAGTCCGTAGCCGTGATGGTGGCCGTGATGGTCTCCCCTACCCGGACGCTGGCGCTGCTCAGCACGAAGGAAACGGACGGGGCGCTGTTGGCAGCTGGAGTAGTTCCCCGGTTCTGCAGAAGCCAGATATTGTAGCTGTGCTGATCTGAAAAGGCCGGGTGCGAGCCGTATGTATTGGCCGCTATCAGGGTAAAGGCATTGCCCACTGGCTCCCAGTGCGCAAGCTGCGTGCCCCACTCGGGCAAGGTGGCGGCCGTCACACCATCGGCTTTCTTGCACTCGGCCAGGGCCCGGAGCTTGAGCAGGCGCCCCGACAAGCCCGGCGCCTGCTGCTCACTCACTTCCTTGGTCAGGAAACGCGGCTTGCCTTCGTAGCGGTTGTTGGGTGCCAGCAGCTCGGCCAGGCTGTGCGCCCGGTAATCTGCGTCGTGGTTTTCATCCACGCCCATGTTGCGCGGGCTGGTCCAGATAGGAGAACCTTGAACAGACATAAATTAGGCTGTTTTCTTGACCGTCACGGTCAGTTTATAATTGGTAGCCGTGAAGTCGGCATTGTTCTGCCACAGGCCATAATCCTGGTCAGGATAAACCGCGAAAGGCAGCGTGCGGGCCTCTTCCGAGAAAGTGCCCAGGATCTGCCCGTTGTCCGGGTCTTTGATGCTGGTGATGGTAAAGCCCGCCGGCACGGCGATGCTCATGCGCTGGCCGGCGGCCGTGAAGGTCATCTCCACGTCGACGGTGCCGTTCAGCGCGGCCGCACGCGCCAGGCTACGGCTGGTGAAGGCGGAAACCGTCGCGGCATTGGCGCCGGCGGCAGCAGCGCCCCACATGAGCGGGAAGACATAGCTGGTGCTTACCTCCTTCTCGATATCCGGATCATCGGCTTGGTCGGAATCGGCAAACCACACCTGCAGGGTATAAGTATCCGCCAACGTGCCCGTATCCTGGTAGCTGAAGGAGTTGGTTTCAGGGGCCTGCCAGGGCTGCCCGTTCTTCAGCAGCTGGCGCAGGCCCACCGGGTTGTCATTGACCGTAATCGCCCCGCTGATGGTGTAGCTGGCCTGCTTGCCTGCCTCGAAAGTGCTGGCGCCGCTGAAGCTGAGGCTGGCCACTGTGAGCTTGGTGCCATAGAACACGGCCTGGATCCACGCGCCCACGTCGTCGGTGTTGGGATTGAAACCGATGCTGGTGTTATTGGTCTTGATAGGCGCTTTGATGGCCGCATTGATGGCGCTGCCCCCATCCGGATCCGGCAGGGAGTCGGCAACGTCCTGGGCAAACTCCTGCATCGTCTCCTCGATGATGGCCAGGGTGTTATTGGGCTGAAACTTGAGCAGCCACTTCTGGGCCAACTGGGACGGGGTGAGCTTAGCCATTACTGAATGGTGTAAATAAAGCGGAAACCAGAGTTGAGCACCAGCGTGCGGCCAGGAGGTACCAGGGCCAGCAACTTGCCCTTATTGTCGCGCAGCTCCACCGAGCCGCCGGTGCCCTGCTGCAGCTGCACGGCGTACTCAAGGCCACGGCCACTCACCGTCCAGGAGCCCAGGTAGGGACGCACGCGGCGCAGCGTCTCGCCTGAGAGCGTCCAGTCGTAGTTGTTGCGGTTAGGGAATTCAGCCCCGGTGTCGAGCACATCTTTCCAGCTAAGCGGCTGCTCGGGCGTGCCCACCAGCCAGACGTAGCCGTTCCGGTCACGGTAGAGCACCACCAGCTTCTCCCCATCGAGCAGCTCCAGGCCTGCGGCCAGGCCCTCGGTGTTCCGGGCCAGCGTGCCGGTGAGCTGCTGCTTGAACTGCCCCTGGTGCCGGCCACCCTCCGTGGGCGTTTGCTTATGGCGCACGGTGTGGCGCACCGACACCAGCTGGTACCACACGGCGCCAGTAGCCATGGAGAGGGAGTTGGTAACCAGTAGTGGCCCCACGTCGCTGAGCTGCGTGAGCACGTTGCGGGCTGGCGTATACCACAAAGCCTCTATACCACCGTGGTTGGCGGCTGGCTCCTGCGCCAAGTTGCGCGGCTCTAAAAAGAAGGGTAGGCTATCCGGCATGATGCTGTCGAATGAAGTCAACAAGCCCGCCGGCGTTCATCGTAAGTTCCTGACGCACAACGAGGTGCTGAGCAACGCGAGACAAATCAGCCGTTTTCTGGGACAAATCAGCCGTTTTGCGAGACAAATCAGCCGTTTTCTGGGACATTTTAACTACCGATTTCGGCTGTTTCGGGGCTCTTTTTTTCAACTCCTTCAGATGCACGTTGCGCTGGACCGCCTTGCGTAGGGTTTCGAACGGCACATCCTCTTCGCGCAGGTCGTAGGCGCCCATGAAGTCGAGGATGATCTGGCGAATAGTGATGCGGTTATTCAGGAACTGGCGCACCCACAGGTATAGCTCTTCCTTCATCAGCTCGTCGACAAAGTCGTTGAACTGGAAGATGGTGTAGTTGGTCAGCTCCTTCAGGCCGTACTGGTGGGCCGGGAAGTTGCGCATGTCGATTTGAAGCACCTGGGTGCAATCTTCCCGACTACCAGCATGATGCAACTTGCCCTTGACCTGGCGGCGGAGCAGGTGATACATCATCTTCCCGAATCGATCTGAGTTGCTCAGCACATACTCGCCGGAACCCAGGTGGACGTTCAGATACTTCCGAACGTGCGGTTTTAGCGGAAAATCTAGATTCTTCACAGGCTGAGCGGCTTTAGGGAAGTAAACTTAGGGGAGTGGGCAGGCAGGGCAAAGGACGTCTGAGGCGGTGCCGGATCAGGCATCGAGCGGGTAAAGGTTATCGTCACAGGTCTGGGAAAACTGATATTTATAAGACTGGAACAATATAGCTATTCCAGTTGGCAGAATAGACACTTTTGTCCAGTCAGCGGTTCATTATCTTAATCCGGATTGGACTGCATAAAAAGGGGACACCTCATCGCATAATGATATCGGTGCGGGTAGAGCAGGCAGATAGTGCCCAAAATGGGGCGTGTGCGATGTAAGTGGTCGGCGTGTTTTGCGAATGGGCTGTTACCCCTCTAAAACGGGGGTTTCATTTTCCCACTTTCCACCTTTTTATAAATCAGCCATTTAGCTTTCCACACCCCCGAGGAAATACCGGGGAAACGGGGAAACACGAGGGGATTTCCACCGTTTTCAGCGGCTACGTTTCCCCCTCTTCAAACACGTTTCCCCTTCTTTCCACATTTTTCCCCGACTTTCCCACATCATTTATAGACATATTCAAACAATACTGATTGATAGAGTATTTATTTACAATGTTTTAACAATTGAACTTATTGTATCTGGTGGAAAAGGAATTGTAAACCTGTTTCATATAGTCTCGCTGAAACGTGTTGTTTCTGTAAGTGCTCTAAGCAGGCACAAAAAAAGGGCAGCCAGTGGCTGCCCTTTTTCAATCTTCCCATTTCCCAGAATCCTTAGAATGGCTGATCAATTCTGATCGTATCCATCTTCTCACTGAATGTCAGCGACCAGGTGCGCTTCGGATGCTCTGTGTACCGCATCAGCTCCTTCACGAACTGGTCTCTGCTTATGTGCGGCTTCACGTTGCTATTGAACTGGCGCAGCAGCGTATCGATGTGCTGCACCTGGTCAACGGACTGGTCGTCGATAAACTTGCGCACCAGCTCCTCGCTATTGTCGCTGGTGAGCGGGGTGACCCTCATCATGCTGCGGCTAGGGTCGTCGGTACCGGACTGCGTGGCCAGGTCGACGCTGGTATCGAACTCAATACCCTGCTCCAGCATCATGTCGTAGTTGAATACCATGGCCGACGTGGAGTTCGGCACCTCGGAGAAGCGCACGCCCTTCTTCCGGTCTTCCAAGAAGAAGCGGTGCTTTTCGAGGTAGCCGCGCACGGTAGCGGCCGAAAGCGGCGTAATGCCCATGCGGGTAGCTGCGGCGAGGTACATCCCCTGTACCTGGCCCACGCGCAGGAATAGCTTGGTGATACCGTCGCCCTCCTTCTGAATTTTGAAGTGGTGGCCGTCGCGCACCTCGCGGCCGATGATGGCCGTGAGCACCTGGAAGTACTGCTCCACGTCGTCGCTGGTAGCCTGAATCTGCGTCTGCAGCTGGATCCGATCCAGCAGGATGCTGCGGGCCTCCTCGTAGGTGAAGGGCATCTTAACGCCGGCGTCCTGTAGAATCTGGATAGGCGTCAGGATGGAGCTGGTGTTAAGCACGGCCCGGTCATCGGGAGCATGATCCATGCGGGCAGAAGCCAGGTCCCGGATTTCCCGGTTCACGGCTGGTTCCCGCCGGCGGTACTCCTTCATCTGGTCGCGGTACTGAAGCATCTCGCAGGTGACCGACGTGGTGTAGCCATCCAGCTGCAGCTGGCGTAGCTCCGAGAAGGCTTCCCGGTCGCCACGCTGCTTTTCCTGCTCCGAGTACTCGCAGATAATGCAGCGCGAAAGCAGGGCCGGGTCTTTCGTGGGCAAGTCCTGGCCGCACAGGATGGCGCCCGAGCGAGGCTTGTAGTTCTTGGTCTCGTTGCCTCCAGTGGCCCGGCCTGTCATTTTACCCGAGCCATCGGCAATACCCTTCAGCATCCCGATAACGTGGGTGGGCAGGGTGTTTTTGTACTCGTTCAGCCAGATCAGACCGTTCTGCACGCTGGCCATGTAGCGCCGCACGCCGGTGGCGGTGCTGCCGCCCTCGATGTTGATACCATCCTCCGGGAAGCGGCCAAACATGGCGGCTAACGACTCGGCTGCTTTGGATTTACCAGCACCCCTGGGGCCGAACTTATTCAGGATCGGGAAGTAGTTGCCGTTGGCCTTGAAAATGATGTCGCGGTATAGGCTGGCCAGGTAGAAGCAGATCATCACGATGCCGTTCTGGCCATAGGCTTTGATGATTAGCTTGCTCCAGTCCTCGAAGCTCAGGCCCTTCTTTTCGAAGTGCATGAAGAGCCGCTCATTCTCGTAATCGTCGTCGTCGTCATCGGTGAGCTTCAGCGTCGACGCAAAGGGCAGGTAATGGAAGGAGAGCAGATCCACCTCGCCGTCGTTGATCATCTTCTCGATGCCGGCGGCGCCGTACTCGTCGAGCAGGTGCTGGCCACTCTTCAGCACCACCTTGGCGCCGGCCAGCTCCACCTGACTTTCGGGATGCAGCTGCTTCAACTCCTCGATGCTGGCCACCGGCCGGCGCAGGGTCACGATGCCGTACATATCGGCCTTAATGAACTGGCCGCGGAAGAGCAGGCCGTTTGCCCAGGTAGTGAAGTCGCCCGTAGGGTTGTAGCCCATATAGCGCGGCTGGGTCGCCTCGGGCACGCCATGGAACTTCTGAATCTTGATTTTATTCAGGTGCTCCTCGTTGCCCTCAAAGATGAAGTTGCCCATGCGCGCCACCATCTTGCGGAAGGTGGCCACCGAGGTAAAGTCGTCGGTGCTGATAGCCGTCGTCCGGGCCTTGTAGAACATGTTGCGAAACTTGCACACGTACTTTGGCTCGTCCTGGCTGAGCACGAAGTAGAGCACGTCCATGGTGAAGGTGCAAATCCGGATCTGCTTGCCCTTACCCTCGTAGGTGTAGTAGCAGTCGTCCTTCTCGAAAAAGCCGAAATCGAAGTATTTGAGGCGTTCATTGTCCTCCATGCTGGCCAGCGCCTTCTTATCCAGCCCGTCCTGGCCGCGCTTCACCAGCTTGTACCCGCGCTTAAAATCGGGCCATACGCCGGCCACGTCGTCGTAGTACACGCCGCGCAGGGTATCGTCCTGAATCAGCTCCAGGGCCTCGCCCATGCGGCGAATAGCGGCAGCTTTATCGTGGCCACCGAGGGCCGCATCCCGTTCGCAGTCCGTCAGCAGTGGCCCGCGCAGGTAGTCTTTGGTGGTGCCCACCCACTTCTCGATGTCGGCCGGCGTGTGCAGCTTGCGCTTCAGCATGTCGTCCGGATCCAGGCCCTCGGCCGGCAGCAGCGCCTCCACCCGGAAGCCGCTGGCCAGCAGCAGCTTCGCGTTCTTGTGCAGGGCCTTCATGCCGGCGGGGTCGTTGTCCGGAATGATGACCACGCGGTCGGTGTACTGCTTCAGCAGCTTAATCTGGTTTTCGGTGAGGGCGGTGCCGCAGGGCGCCACGGTGTTCAGCAGCTCCTTCTGGTGGCATTGCACCACGTCGACGTTGCCTTCTACCAGGTAGGCGAATTTGGCCTTCCGGATAGCGTCAGCGGCAATATGCAGGCCGTAGAGGTTGTCACCCTTCACCCATACCGTGTCGGGGCTGTTAACGTACTTTCCGGGCTTGTACGCCGCGTCGGCCGCGGGCTCCTTGATCAGCCGCCCAGTGAAGGCAACAACGCGCCCACGAGCATCGCAGATGGGGAACATCACCCGGTCTTGGAAGAAGTCGAAGTACTGCGCGCTGCGGCCCTCCTTCTCGACCTTGCGCACCAGGCCTGCGCGCTCCAGCACGTCGGCGTCGAAGCCGTTGCGGATGGCATCCTGGTAGAAAGCATCGCGACGGTCTTCGGCGTGGCCTAGCTGGAATAAGTCCCGAGCAGGCTGCTGAATCTTCCGGGTCTCGGCCCAGCGGTCGGGCATCTTGTTGCCAGCGTAGTAGGCGGCAGCGTAGGCCAGCGCGATGCGCACCGACTCACGCTCACGCTGCTTCTGCTCGGCTTCAGCCGCGGCCTCGGGCGTCTGCTCGATGTACTCCACCACGACGGAGTGGTCGGAGGCAATTTCCTTCACCGCTTCGATGAAGGAGAGGTTCTTGAACTTCATCACGAAGCCAATGCCGTCGCCGGCAGCGCCGCAGCCGAAGCATTTAAAGATGTTTTTCGCTGGTGAAACAGAGAAGGAAGGCGTGCTTTCGTCGTGGAAGGGGCAGCACGCCTCGTGTTTGTGGCCGCGCGACTTCAGCTTGACGTAGCGTGAAACAACCGCTAAAACGTCAACCTGGCGTACCTGGTCTATGGTGGACTCTGAGAGGAGCATAGGGGAAAATCAGAAGGGAAGGCGGGATAGGAAGCAGGCGGGGGGCTATTCAGCGACTGGCTGGGAGAAGTCCAGCTGGCCCGTTGTGTAGCGGTATTCTTTGCCGTAGCGGCGGTTCTGGGTGTGCTGAGGGCGGTCGTAGTTCAGGTGGCAGCGCTGGCACAGGGCAGCCAGGTTGCCGAAGCGGTTATTGCGCCGGTCGCGGTCTAGGTGGGCCACCGTGAGAATGACCTTGGAGCCCGTAGCCGGATGCGGTTGGTGGTTCTCAGCTAAGCACCACTCGCAGCGGTTACCAGCCCGGTGGTACCTAATCAGGCGACTGATCAGGCTCCACTTGGGGTGATAATTCTTGTAGTCGATGGGCATCAGATTGGCCCTCCATTTTCAGCAAAAGCTCCCATCGGCAACTTCCACTGGCCTTCTGGCAGAATGATGGGCTCGTACCATGTCTCCGATAGTGCGGCCCGGACGTCCTCGTCTTTCACCGGAAAGGGAGTGCCTTTGTCGGCCAGCGCAGTCAGGCTGATGTTGCGCTTGATGGTGCGGCCGAATCGCTCCTCGTAGTCTACCAGCCGCTGAAACCGGTCTGGGGCAATTAGACGCCAGGTGGCGAATTGATCGGCCCCGTTGAAAATGCAGCCAGCGCAGGAGCACCGAGACCAACCGAGGCGGTAGCTGGGGTGCGGGTTAATGCGCCACCGCTCCATAATGGCCCATACATCGGCCTCACTCCACTGATGAACCGGGCGCCAGCGGTCAATATGGCGGCGCAGGCCGGGGCTAGTGCGGGCGTCAGAGTCATCAACCTGGAACCGAGGATAGCGCGCACGGCCGGGGCTTTCCTGTGCACGCTCACCACAGAGGAATAGTGTGCGGGAATGATTGAAACGCTGCTGATTGCGCAGGGCTGTGCGGGCATTATCAATCTTCAGGTAACCTGAGCACCACCTTACCGAGAGCGAGGCAGCAATTTGAGGGAAGGCCAGCCGGGTGCTTTCCTTGCCTCCAGTGCCACCCGTGGTAATAATCAGGACGGAGCCATCTGGCTGCGGGGCTTCGAAGCTAATGGGTGCTGTGCGACTATTTTCGCGCAGCATCTCCCCTTCGAAGCCTCCGTTTTTCCAGGTGTAGTACAAGGGTACACCCAGGGCGTGCGCGAATGCCAGGCAGTAGGCGTTGGTGCAGGGCCAGTCCATGAGCGTGGAGTCCAGCCCATCAACCTTGTGATGCCACAGCTCAATGCGGTTCAGATCAGCCCCGCATTCCAGCAGATGTAGCACGCAGGCAACACTATCCTTGCCACCGCTAAAGGCCACAATGATGCGCTTATAGCCACCCAGGTAGACCGGGCACTGAGGCGTATCCAGGAAGTCAAGTTGGGTGATGAGGTTCATTAGTAGCGTAAATCAGTCCAGCAGATCAGCTGGCCGGTGAAAGGGAGGCCGTGGTTGTTGTCGAACCATTCTTGCAGTTCGTAGAAGTCGCCGAAACCATCACGTCGGGCCAGCTCCTGGCACTCTAGTGGCGTCAGCTCACGACCATCAAGGAGCATTACTGTCCGGTACTTCCACCCGCCCGGCCCCTGAAAGGCAATTCTCTTAATACCCACCTCCTGCACCACCTTAGCCGTGGCGTCCTCCCGAATCTTAGTCATGTCGTGCCGGCGCACGTTTCGGTAGAATTGGATGGGCCTTCCTACTTTCCATCGGTTGCCCTTGCGGATGGTATGGGGCTTCGTCCCTTCTGCTACAGAAGAGACGAAGCGTTCTTGGAAGCCGAGAATCATTTATCGTTAGCCGTAGCAGCGCCGGCCTTCAAAGAGGCGCGTTGATTGTCAATTATTTCGAGCAGCGCCGGTACACAATCAGCTAAGTCAGCAACGTCTGTGAAGTCCAGGAATTGGTGTATTGCAATAGAGCGGGCCTTAGCCTCCATCTCATTCAATTCTTTGATATCCATTTCAAGAAGGGCTAAAAAGTGGGCGCTACGCCTCGCAGCAGCAGCGTGATTCTGATAAGGCCCACGGTGGGCCGGCCGCAAACGCCGGCCCATCCGGGGTAATTGGTACCGAGGCGCCGCTGCCGTTCATCATCCAGCTGGCAGATGTGGCGGAGCTGGCGACCGAGCTTCTGAAGGTGCTCGGTGTCTTGGGTTTCAAATCCGAGCCGGATGTTGTCCCAGAGGTCGGTGGTGCTCTGGTTCATGGCTCAATCTTCCACGGTCTTATCATTCTTCAGCAACTCCTTGATGCGCCGGTCACGGGCTGCTTTGCTGGGGAAATTGGATTCGAGCTGGTACCACTCGCGGCGCAGGCCCTGCTTGGCTTTGATGAAGTAGTTATACCCGAAGCCTTGCTGATTTTCACCAGCGCGAATAATGGTGAAGCCTGATTTCAGAAGCTTATGCTGATCGGATGTATGCATAGCTAAGTGGTTTTGACTTTAGCAGTCGGTGCAGGCGTTTCCCGGTCTTGGCTGGGGGCGAGCTTCTTGACGCAGGCCTGGCAGGTGAGCAGCACGGCCATGCTCACGATGGTGAGCCACTGGCACCAATTCTCATTCCGCGTCCAGGTAGCGATAAAGCGCGTCTTCTCCTGGCGGTATTTGGCAATCTGGCGGTTGCGCGTTGGCTGCTTCCTCATGCTGCCTGCCCTCCTTTCGCGGCATCACGAGCCTCAATTTCCGCGAGGCGCCGCGCAACAATGGTTTCGGGCGTGATGATCGGCAGGATGTTCTCATCCTGCAGCTGCTGCTCAATTTCCGCCCACAACTGCGCTACTTCAGCCAGCCGAAGCTGTCCTAAGAGGGCGCGTTTTGAGTTGAGGGTTTCGCGCAGCTCCTGCTGGTCGCGCCGTATCTGAGCCATCTCCTCGGGAGTGGCGTGGTCGGTGACCAGCTCAATGCTGGCCAGCTCTCCCCGCAGGTGCTCTATGTCGCCTGCGAGGCGGATTTTTGGATCCTTCGTGCTCAT